TAAAAATCTTGCAGATCTTTCAAACTGTTACGATATCCATTTGGATAAATCGTAATACTCATAACACAGAATACCACAACATGAAAGAAATTTCCAGCAGGATGATGACCTAACTGAAATCCAAGAAGTCTTGCTTCATCATTGACACTAAATCCAAGATCAAAATGCACATGCAATTGATCATGAAGTTGAGTGCTCTCACCAATTCCAGGTATCCAGTTTTCTAAAAACTGAACATAAGGATCAGGTTGCATTATACTAGTAATAATTCAACAATTTTTGATGCGTCCATTACTGCAAAAAATGATATCAAAGTTACTACATCCCATGTTTTGATTGAAGCAGCAAATGGAATCATTAAACATCCACCAATCAATCTAAACCAACAACCAACCATGACATCAACATACAGTAAAATAAAATAACCAAGAAGAAGTAAAATACTTCCACAAATTCTCAATTTAATAGAACTCACTTTAAGATCTGATAATAGTTTCGGATACGTAATCAGTTGCCTTCAATTGTTCTTTCATGTATTCTACACCAAGTTCAGGTGTAGCATCATTACCGCAAGTAAAGATATCACAAACTGCCATACCTTTCTCTGGCCAAGTGTGAATGGAAATATGACTCTCTGCAAGCATGGCAATACTAGTTACTCCTTGAGGATCAAACTTATGTGCTGCCAGGTTGAGTAGAGTGGATTTGCATTCTTTTGTTGCTCTATATAAAAGCATCCGAATGAACTCTTTGTCATCAAGGAGTTCAAACGGACAACCCTTAAGGGTAAAAAGGATGTGTTTCACTGTTGTTTTTTCAACCATTCACGAAATTTACGTTTCCCCTCTTCAACTTTCCACCATGGTGCATAGAGAGGACCTTGATAATCCTTCTTACCCGAAGGTGGAGTCGGGTTCGAGTGCGATGTAGTAAGTGAGGTCATGGTTCTTAGAAGTGAAACGAGAAAGAAGTTTCTGAGACACCACCACCTCATAAGTTCCAGGAAGAACTTTAATGTTTTCTACCTTAAAGTTAAAAGAGAACTCTGCTTCAGTTTCACCAACAACCACAGCGTAATCATTAGATGTATCGTTCTTCTTATCACGAACGACCAGTTTGACAACACCATTCTCACCAACAGCAGAAAGATCTGGAAGTTGATAAACAGCAGATGCCTTCAACAGTTTCTCCAGTTGATCAGTGCTAAGTTCAAAAGATACATCTTCACTAGGAAGTTGAATTGCTTTCTCAGGGGGAGTCACAATAACATTAGGGTCTGCAAAGAAATACTTTGAACGAGACTTACCCTCACGAATGACAACATAACCATCATTCTTAAAATCAAGTTCAGGACTCTGATGCAAACTCAGTCCATTGAGAAACTGGTTGAGATCGTAAATACCGAAGTCTTTCATGAATTCTTCAGTAACAGTTGCCTCTGCAAGAATGTTCTTCATCACACTAATAGTGCGAAGTTTGCTACCCTCTTTGAACAGGATAGACTGATTAATAGAAGAAAAGTTCTTCAGGACAGAGATAGTTTTATCAGACAGTTTCATAGTATTAGAAGGTCTCAGTTTCACTGGGGGTAAGTTTCACGTTTTGCATTCTTGTCGTTAAAATGCATCAGAAGAACAGCATAATGCAAGATCTTCAAAATGTCACGACGGGCAGTGCCTTTCTTATCATAGCGAGAGGCATATTTGAGGATATTGCTGCGGCAGAAGGATTCACCATCACCACATGCTTCAATCAGATCAAGAGTTTGAATTTTATCATCACCAGCAGAATAATGCTGATTGTATGTACCAGCAATATAATCGGTCAGTTCTTTAAGGATTACATCCTCACTATATTTGTACTTGTTGTTTTTAGGCATATCAAGGTTAAAGGTAACAGAGTCTTCGCCGCCAAGGGAAAGATAATCCATCGGAACTGGTTGAGCAGCACCAAAGTTAATTGTGTCAGATCCTGATCCCATACAAATGGTATCTTGAGCTGCCATCGGATTGCCGGTCAAACTAAATCCATCGTCTTCCCAATAACTCTGATCACTTGTAAACGGGTTTTCTCTGTTTGGATCATTACGATCATAATCATAATAATACTTTGAGTGTTTAGTCATCGTATCGTAAAGTAGACTCCAAGAGTTTGTCATAATTATATCAAAGGGTAGAAGTTTCGTCAACGGGCATCACGAAATCTGCATCGACTTTATCGTACAGTTCCAGGAATGCCTGCTTGGTTTCATCATCGAAACGATTAACACAGACTTGAATGGCCTTTGCCTTATCGTTAAAGATACTATATGCCTTGACGATATGGACCAGACGACGGGTGCTGATGATCTCTTCGATACCACCATCATAGAAGGTCTTACGGATGATATCTGCCCAGTCAGCAAGACGCTTACAGAACTCTTCATCCTTACACAGTTTGCCAAGGATCTTCTGTTCAGTGGCGGTAGAAGGATACTCCTGCTCAAAGGTCACAGGGAACCGCTCAAGGAATGCTTCGTTGAGCACGTTAGTTCCGATGAATCGGCCGTCGTCTGAACCTTTGCCTTTGGTGTTGGCGGTTGCGAATACTTGGAAACCTTCTGCGGGCGCAACCCATTTGCCAATCTTCTTGAGGAAAACTCCTTTTCCTTCGAGAATAGACTGAAGACAGAGGATTTTGTTTGAGGCGAGGTCGATCTCGTCAAGGAGCAGCACAGCACCCCGCTGCAGGGCCTCAATGACGGGTCCGTTGTGCCAAACGGTTTCTCCACCAACAAGACGGAAACCGCCAATAAGATCATCTTCATCGGTCTCTACTGTGATGTTGACTCGGATGAGTTCTCGTCCGAGTTGGGCACATGCTTGTTCGACAGAAAACGTTTTGCCATTACCCGAGAGACCCGTGATAAACGTAGGGTAGAAATAACGGGACTTAATAATTTTTTTAACGTCACTGAAATTACCAAAGCTGACGAAGGTATCATCTTTCTGAGGGATAAGGTTTTGCTCTACTGCAGGCAGAGCTGCAGGTCCATTATAAGTTGTTTCCAGTTCTTCTACAGTCTCTTTCGTTACTTCCAGGTTCCACTTTCCACGACCAACTTTGTAGTCAGTCAGTTTGTTGGTGATGGTCTGATAGTTGAAATCATTCATCTGGCAAAATGCCTTGATCTCAGCAGACGTTACAGACTCACCATATGATTCGCGGAGACATTCGACGATGCTTTCTTTGGAAAGACCCATTTGCTTTGTTTGAACTGAAGTTATTATAGACGAAAAAGGGGGGTCTCAAACCCCCCATGTGTCACTTGTCAGATCGTCCGTACTTGTATCGCATAGCCTGTAGTAACCATGCTTGTGTAAGAGACCTGGGACCATTCTCAAGGATATCCATTACCTTGGGATCCTTTTCTGATGCTTTTGCTATTTCTCTCCAATTGTCTTTATACTCGGTCATGCTACCAGAGAAATAAATTCGCCTAGAACTTTCTTATTTAGTTTCTTAGTCTTAAGAGACTTAATAAAAGCAGACTTGATCTTTGCTTTGGTTGCACCATCATCAACTTCAAAGTCTGCATCTTGAGAAAGTGATGCTGCAGAAATAGCAAAATATGCATGATATCCAGAAGTCTTGATGGTGAAACTACGTTGCTTCTTCCACTCACTCTGCAACTTAAAGAACGCATTAGAACCACGATTGTGATACAGTCCCAGGAATCCGTTTGCATCACGACCTTCAAGAACACGGATACCTACAAAGTTGACAGAAGGGAAGTTGTCACGAAGGTTCTGCAGCATCAGATCAGAGAAACCATGCCAACCATAGGGAACCTGATAGGTATTACCAGTCTTACGATCTCGAAGGAAAGTATTACCACCACTCAGTTGACGAGTTCCCATATAAGGCTCATTCTCCCAGTGACGTTTCACCATGACGTGACGAGAGAGGTGATTTGCCTCACCATCAGTCAGAACAATACACTGAACCTTCTGCAGTTTATTCTCCTTCTG